ATTAAATAGTATTTAAAATTACGAACGATATTGCCCGAAATAAACGGGGGTGTGGCATTTTGTCGCACCTCCAATTACGAACGATTTTTTTCTAAATAAATTACGAACCTCTTTGCCCGAAATAAACAAATGAAACCATACTATTACGTAACGATGAAGCCCACTAACGGATTGAAGGACATCTCAATCCTCTCCAGACATAACACTTTAGAATCTGCGGTTAAAGCTTCGGAGATGTATGCGGAACAGCGCCCGACTGTAACATTCGAAGTGCTACAGTGTGTGGCGATCAGTAGCACCCCGAAACCCCGTGCCACAACCTTCTACTTAGATAAAGCCCTCAATAATATTCCTACTGATTAAAAAATATTTAAAAAAGATCTTGACACATCGGTAGTTGGTATGGTAATTTCGCGGCGACATGAACTCAGACAATACAAAACGAGGCAAAGGCAGACCATCAGGATCAAATTCATTCGTAAGAGTGCGCTTGTGTGATCTGGTAAATTTGATTGGAGCAAACGCTACTGTTCCTGTATCTAAGGTGTGGCTTCGCGAGAATGGATTTGAGGAAGCGGTAAATGCTCCGCTACCAACAATTTCTTTTCGTGCTGTTGAACCAGAAGCAGAACCAGAAGAAAAAATCGAATTCTCTATCACTACATTTGAAGACTAATATGAAAGCACAATCAGCATACTTCTCACTATCTAATGACACTGGCTACGATGCCTTGGAAGTGCATACCGTTGAAATCTTTTTAGACGATTATGCAGATCAGCTATCCGCAGGAGAAGAGATTTCAGAAAGCGCATCAATATGCTGGTGCCTATACGGTCATATTCCAAACGAAGGATTAGAATGCATCGGTGATTTCTATTCTTTTGAAGCAGCATGTGAGGTTGCCGAGAAGTTGGGCGGAAAATTATTTCCAAAAACATCTTGACATCACCCCGAAAATAAACCATACTCCTCCCCCCCACTAACAACACCAACTACACTACTATGTTTGACACACTCATTGGACAAGACCACATCAAAAAAAGCTTTGGCTTCTACATCGACGGCTCAGCGAACGGCGGCATCGTGCCTCCACTTCTTCTTACTGGTGCGCGAGGTTTGGGCAAGACAGAATACGCTCGCCAGATGGCAAAGAATCTCAAGAAGCCTCTGCTCGAACTCAACTGTTCTACCATTCGCAACAATCGCCAGTTCTTTGAACAGATTTTCATTCCTGTGATTATGAACAACGACATTACAATCCTCTTCGACGAGTGCCATGCGCTACCAAAGGATTTACAAAATGCGTTCCTGACTGTGTTCAACGTAGAGAAAGGTTTCCGCAAGAACTTCGAGTGGGACGGCAGTTCGATGGAGTTCGACTTCTCCCGCCAAACTTATCTGTTCGCTACAACCGAACCAGACAAAATCTTCGCTCCTCTTAAAGATCGCTTCGAAGAGATTGACTTTCGCCCCTACTCTGATGATGAGATGGCAAAGATTCTCCAGAGTCGTGCTGATTGGGTAGAGTTTCAAGATGACGTTATGAATGAGATCGTTCCAACACTTCGCGGCAATGCTCGATCCGCAGTTAAACGCGCAAAACAAATCTGTCTCTACTGCGAGGGCAAAAACAATTATCAGTTCGGCGACAGTCAATGGAAAGATATGTGCGACAAGCTTGGTATCACTGCTGATGGTTTGTCAAACTCAGAGATTCAAATTCTTTCTGTGCTTAAACAGCGAGGTCCATGCACTCTGGCTATGCTGTCAGCTGCAACTGGATTCTCTCGCACCGCATTGCAACGCGACATTGAGATGCACCTTCTCCGCAAAAACCTGATGCGTATCGACGGTAAACGCGAAATCACAGGTGCTGGTGTCAAAGCCCTAGAAAAACTTTCTGTGTAGTTAGTAACCGAGGGGGCGGAGTGGTGTCCGTCCCCTCAAATACCAAATTCTTTTTCGACAAATAAACAATATGGAAATACATATTCCCGAATACATTCGCGAGACATTAAATAAAAGTCCGAACGCTAGTCCATCAAATAATATCATCGTCACACAAATAGACGAAAAGATTTATTCGGCACGATGGAACCTCCAACCCAATAGAATGGAACTCGACCAACTGTGGGAAGTGAATTGTGAAATGTAACTCGCGAAATAACAAATAAAGCGCTTGTAGCTCAGTGGTCAGAGCAGGGGTCTCATAAACCTTTGGTCATAGGTTCAATCCCTATCAGGCGCACCAAATCAAACAAAAGCTTCCGTAGCTCAATTGGATAGAGCATTGACCTTCTAAGTCAGTGGTTACAGGTTCGAATCCTGTCGGAAGCACCATTTTTTAATCAAAATAAATGTTGACAAACTGCCGCGATTTGCTACATTTCTCCCGCACCCAATTACTACTATGCACTCACAAGAAACAATACAAGAAATCGGCAACTACGAAAGCTCACTCGACACCGTAGCCTGTGAACTCCTTCAATACGTCACACCCGAGACGAAAGAACTTTATTATGCTTTTAGCAGGGCGTTGCAGTTTGACCTCAGATCAGAATTCGGAAACGTGTTCGAAAACTTCCTCGTCACGCAGAAAACAAAAAAAGAAATTCTTAAAGAAGCTTTTGAATACTATGCCGCCGATCCTTCTCGCAGAGCAACTAACGCAGAAGGCAGTTGCAGATACCTTATGGAAGACGGTCGCAAATGTGCCGTTGGTCGCTGCTTAATCGAAGGAAAGAAAATTTGCTTTGGCGGTATGCAAAAAGACGCTATCTTTGCAGAGATCCAAGCGAATCAAATCGACAATCTCGACTCTCATTTGTTGCCAGAGTATCGGGGGCATGATGTTGGTTTTTGGCAGGAGCTTCAATACTGGCACGATAGCTGTTTGAACTTTACAGAGACAGGTTTGTCTGAAAAAGGGCAGCAGCAAGCTGAGTTTCTTTTGACAAACTATGCCGACAAATAACTTGACACAATCCCTAAAATCTATTACTTTTGCGCCCGATATGAAAGACTACCTTGGACAAGAATTGCAAGTTGGAGACCTAGTGATTTACTATGTAGGCAAATATAGAGAATTTGCGACGAACAAAATTGTTAAAATAACAAACCATTTTGTATTTATTGATGAAGGCGATCCTCGGAGCAGACCTTTTAAGCAGAGAGGTGAACAAGTGATTAAAGCCCCCAAGTAATAAAAATTAACTTGACACAACCCACAAAATAAACAACAATCCCTTCTCACCTTATGATTACATCAGAACAACTACTAGAAAATCGCAGCATCACAGAACCAACGGTCGCAACCCTAATCTTAGATGTGCCGTGGAACGAAACAAATTACGGAAACATTCTGCGAAATTTTTTCGATAACGTAACAGAGGAAGTCTTTGATAATACAGAGATTCTCGAATACGAGCCAGTCTCATACGATAGCGAAAAGCAAACCTTTCAAATCAAATATACTCTTGGGGTCGTTGACCTACTGGAACCAATCGAAGCATAATTCTAACACCAAAACAAAATGAAACAAATAAAACAATTCTTTTGCCGCCTATTCAATCGCCGCCAGCCTACCTACGGCGCACAGATTTTCCAACAGCGCAGCTGGCTCACCAAGCAGGTCGATGATGCACTCTGGAAAAAATACCAAGGATTAAATTAAGTTCTTGACAAATTGCCCCGAAACAGCTACATTTCTCGCGCCCCCCGAAACAACTACTAAACTACTAATACTATGCCTAATTGGACTCACAACAAACTAACCATAACAAACTCCACTCCAAAGCTCGAAGAGTTCCTCAAGGAACACGGCTTGTCTTTTGAGGCTATCGTAAAACCAGAGCGTCCTGAGAATTACGGAGATGGTTGTTCTACTATCGCCGCCCAAACTGATGCTTGGGGAACTAAGTGGGACTTGGATGAAACCGAAGCAAAAGAAACCGCCGCTTCTCTTTTAGAGAATGACGAATGTATTTTCGATACAGCATGGTCGCCACCATCGGAAGCGATTCGCGCACTGAGCGAGTTGACTGGTGCGTCTTTTCTTCTTGCTTACTATGAGCCAGGATGTTGGTTCTGGGGAGTGGAAGACATCTCCGAAGGTTTCATCTACCCCGAGTTAGATAGCAATGAAACACAAGAGCAGCTCCACGAATTTCTTGTCCAATACATGGACTACAGCACCGAAGAGGCTACTGAAGCTGTAGGCTGGGACGAAGAGGACGAAGAGGAAGAAGAAGAGAAGGAGGAAGAAGAATCCAAGGCGTAAATGCCAAACGCCAAATAAGCAAATAACAAATAAGCGCACTGGGAAACTGGTGCGCTTTTCAATTATGCCCCCGATCTAATCAAATAATGCCAAATAAGGAATGAGTGCGCCTAAATAAGCGATAGGGGGAAATGATGGTCAAAAGTGATATGCATAAACCGTTGAGCGTCAACGAGTTACAGCAAAATGACCCCTACGGGGTCTTCTCCGTGTAAGTCGTTCATTATCAACAACTTATGACGAGCAGTCGTAAACCGTTGAGTTTCAACAACTTACGGCGAAACGACCCCGTAGGGGTCGCGTGGGTGTAAGTCGTTGAGTATCAACAACTTACGACGATGATTAACCCTACCCCCGCCAAGGGGTAGGGCATACCATGTATCACTTACCGTTAGAAAGGTCTAGCATATCTTCAGCCAATATCGAGATGAGTTCTTCCGTGTATGCATACGGATCATCGCCGCATGATTGAGCGAGTCTTTCAATCGCATCCCACAGCATAATGCGGGGGCGGTTCTCGTCGTCCTCGTCAACCAAGGCACAGCAGAGTTGGTCAGCTGTTAGATCGGGAACTTGTGAAAGAAAGTGTCCCGCAGCGCGGAGATATAGGGCGGCATTTTTCGGGTCGTTAAGGTCTGTCATAACAGGGAAAAGTTAGTTGTTTCGGGGGGAGTTGTCAAGGTTATTTTCGGGAGTGAGATAGATTTTTCCGTAAGATGTTTCTAACGAAAAAGAGCCGTCTTGTAACTCCACAAAGTTTTCCATGGTATACATGGATTGTCCGATTTCATCCATGATGCGAGCAACAGCCACTTCATCCAGATCATCGCGAGGAATATCAATAGTAATTCTCATAGAAAGAAAAGTTAGTTGATTTGGGGGGAGTTGTCAAGTATTATGCGCTCAATGCTAGAATAAAAAGCAGGAACGCAAGAAACAAAATTTGTCCTATGGTCATGCAGGTTCAATCACAAAGCCCGAAGAATCTTTTTTCGCTTTGCCTTTTTCGACAAGCCCGACAATGACGTTTTGAGGGTCAAGAAAGCGCAGGTCACTTTCGTCACCGCTAACGACACGATACCCTTTCCAATTCTCAGGAAGCGAGCCACGGAAAACCACGGCAACATTTCCACCACTGGCAAGAATAGCGTCAACCAATTTTTCGTTAGACTCAGAACGGGAGAACGTCAACTGATAGTTCGATGGAAATTCACCAGTCAAGAAAGCACTCATTCGTTGCGCTGACTTGGTATAGTCGTAGAAGGTCACTTGAGGAAACAAATCAAAAACAGTTTTGCCGTTCAGTTTAATTTTTTCCCAAGGAAGATCGCTTGTAAGGTTCAAGCGGAAACAAGGAACAAGATTTTTCTTTTGCGCCGATTTGATTGCGGCAGCTATCTCTTTCACAAGTTGCGCCATGAACAAAGCCTTATCTTGAAAGAAGAATTTTGTTTTGGCGATACGGGCAGCTTGAACAGTTGCGAAGATTCCATGTCCCGAAGTGTCAAGACAAGCAGCCTCACAGCCAACGCTTGAATGCTGGCAGGTGTTGTAGCCCGATTTTGTGCTAGGCGCGAGGTGAACGCCGAACGTCTGGAAGCCTTGAGCTTCCCCTTTTTTGATTTTGCTATTTGAAGTAGTTAGTAATTTCATGCGGAGAAAAGTTAGTTGTTTCGGGGGGAGTTGTCAAGAATTTACCACCAAGAATCGTAAAAAACTTTCTTGCCGTCCTTGATAGCTTGGCGAGCCGTTGCGATAAACTCCAGGGTTTTTTGCTTGTAGTGGTCATCATCGCGAGAATCAGCACCAAAAAAGAAACCTTGTGTTTCTGGCAAACTGCTACCAAGAATGTCTTGCTCCAGTTTGTCAAGATTTTCCATATTGAGTTCCAGCGGAATGCAGTTGAAGGAGCCATCTTCATCATGCTTCTTGGGGCAACCTTGTTTTTCCCACAGGTTTTCCATCCAGCCATGCAGCGCGTTATGCTTGCGCCAGTAGGCGATTTCTTCTTTGTTTTTTCCTTTTGTAGTGTATGCGAATTGATCGAGTCCCATAGTATTGATTAGTTAGTTGTTAGTGATTTCGTGACGGGCAAAGAATATCATTTTGCGGCAGAGTGTCAACATTTATTTGATTAAAAAATAAAAAAAATAAACCTTGACAATCTCAGGCAATCGCTCAAGTCGTAAACCGTTGAGCGTCAACGACTTACGCCAAAACGACCCCGAAGGGGTCGCGTCGATGTAACTCGTTGAGCTTCAACGACTTATGACAACCCCGCTTGCGCGGGGGTTGTCAAGTCTTTTTTTCGCTTATGCGCGATAGTCAGTGCCATCAGGTTCGGGTGCGTCCTCGCATCCCTTGGTGACAATCTCTTGCACCTCGATGACAGGGGCGTGACTCGCCACACGGTCAAAGATGCTTTGAGTGGTCATCGTGCGGAAAGGCAGCTTGCTCAAGTCTCCCCCTTTCAGGTTCTCTGTGATGGAATTGTAAAGACTCCAGAGAGTGCGTCCCTTGAACTCTTCATGGCGCGGATTGCGGAACTCTTCAATCGCGGCGTAAATGTCGCGAGCGGGGAACGCTTTGGAATCAACAAGCGTCACCATCAGATCAGCCGCTTGCGCGTCACTGATTTCCGTGGTTTTATAGCGATCAATGCGCAAGCCCATATCGTTCCAATGAGACACAACGCGCCCCACGGCATCGCCAAGCACGCGAGGCAAATCGGTTAGAATGTTGAGGGTGTGGCGGCGAGCGAGCTTCACATCAGAAGCGAAGCAAAGATTCTCGCAAACCATCATGCGATTGCCGATGCAGACAGCGGCAGCAAAAGCCTTGTCGTGAGAGTTGCGCAAGCCAAGCACCACTTGGCGATCATCGCCAGAAATGCCCTTGCCAGTGAGTGCAAAGCCGCCGAAGTAGCGCAAGCCGCCACGGTGCAAAGCGTGTTCCTCTTCCAAGACAGTAAGACCAGCGTTCTCGATTGCCTTACGGGTGAGTGTGACAAGCAGGTCGTGAGGAATCGGGGTGTGTGACTCAGTAGCAGGTGGGGTTTCCACGCCGATGAGTTGCTCGAAGTTGACTTTGTTTTTTGCGATGATGAGTGCCATAATGGTAGTAGTAGTTAGTTAGTTTTGAAGTGTGCCAGTCATTGGCGACGAGGAAAGTGTAGCATTTCGGACGGAATTGTCAATATGTTTTTTCTTTTTTTTCACAATTATTTTTGTGCGATTGCGCGAAAAAAGTTCTTGACACTCTCTAACGAAAAACCTCTAACAGATTTTTACTTACAGCAGTAATCTTCGTAAACCGTTAAGCGTCAACGACTTACAGCAAAACGACCCCTTCGGGGTCGCATCGGCGTAACTCGTTGATACTCAACAACTTATGACGCTTGAAAAAATCCCCCACTAGAAGTAAGCTGTAATCAGTCGGGGCATGAAGCCCCTTGTCCTTCTAGCGAGAGAAAATTATTTCTTTTGTTCTGCTATCTGCTTCTTGCCATCGCGCCTAACAAGTTTATTTTGTGCGCGTTTTCTATCGCGTAGATGTTTCCACCATTCGACAGTTCTAACAGAACCTTTTGATTTACTTGATGAAGCCACGACATTCTTTTTTGTTAGATTCTTTTTTGCGATCCTTGAGGGCAAAGCAAGGGGGAGGCATAGGATGACGGCTTAGGTTGCGCATGTCAAGAGAATTTTGCGCGAGTTGTTTTTTGTGGCGTTTCATGCTATAGCTTGGTAGATGATTGGAATGTGAGTGCGAGCGGGTATTCCCATTTCTTTACACACGGCAGCGAAGTCTTTTCCGTGGAAACTACGGCGACCATTCTTAGTAAGAAGAAAACGATTGCCGTTGCGCTTCCACTGAATGTGATGAGCAATCTCATGCTTCAACACTTCGTCGAAAGTTTTGAAAGAGCAGAGAATGCGTTTGCTTAGTTTGATTTTACCTTCAGCAACATAAGCAAGACCAAGATGACGTTCAGAGTTCATCCATTGAATTTTGAGATGAGACATGCTCCATTGCTTTAGAGTCATGCGGATGTATTGTTCGATTTCGGAAGTGGTGGCAAACATGGCGGCGAAAGTTTAAGGTTTTTGGGTGGTGGTGTCAATCTTTTTTTTTAATTGTTTTAAATTAAATTCAGTTCTTATTTTGCAAGCAGTAAGAGCAAAAGAGGGAATCAAAAAACCCATAGAACAAAACATAATCAAACCATCCAAAACAGTGCAGAGACCCTGCAAAGCGAAAAGTGGATATTCTAACAAATGAACTCTTTTTTTAACAAAGTGAATTTTCATGGCGGCAATAGATTAGTGTTTTTTGGGGAAGTGTCAACATATTTTTAATCAAAAAGCAGCAAAAACTTGTCTGCCATGCAATAGCACTTCTTCTGCGCGAAAGATGTTAGAACCTTGGCACTGAAACTGATCGACCTCATACGGGTTATATCTAACAGAAAGAAAAAACTTATTAGATTGAATGCCAGAAACTAACGTGCCAATGATGAATGCGTGAACATTCTTCTTTTTCTGTTTAAGAACACGCTGACGACCAGCTTCTGACACTTTGAACTGCGCATTTCTAACATAAGCACCTTCGACATGAGCGACAACTTTCCAACGTCCATTCACTTTTGTCTGGACAGACAACTTTTTCTTGTGGAGGTTGAAGTAGATTCTAACGATTTGATTGAGTGGTAACATGGCAAGAGAAAAATACACTTTCTGCGGCTATTTGTCAACAACTTTTTGCGAATAAATAGCAAATAAATAGCAAATAAATAGCAAATAAATAACCTTCAAATAACCTTAGGGGTAGGAGAGGGGGAATCTAACAGATTTTAAGCAGGATGCGTAAACTGTTGAGTATCAACGACTTACGGCAAAACGACCCCTACGGGGTCGCGGCGGTGTAACTCGTTCATTATCAACGACTTACGACGATTGTCTTCGCGCTGCAATGTCAAGACTTTTTTTTGACAATTTTGGGGAGCGGTTAAACCATAAACCGCTCCCCGTTTTGCCAATGCCACCAGAAAATTGTTAGACTTCGAAGCCTTCTTCTTCTAACAGTTCCACAACTGCATCTTGCGCGATGTTTTGCAATTCGGAAAGGTGTAAGCCGTCCCCCCATCGCTCGATGAGTTCTTCCATTTCATCGAGAGCGTTCATCACACAGGGCAAGTCGGGCAAGTCAGCGAGAGACAAGCTGCCCGACATTCTGAGGCAGATGTTATTCATTATCGTTATGCAGCGTTTGCGATTGTTAGTCATGGCGGGGATATGTTAGTTGTTTTGGGGGGATTGTCAAGATTTATTTTCTGTTTTTAAGTATTTCTTCCAATTTGTTTTTATCGTAAAAGAAGCTATCTTCATTCAATTTACCGAAGAAAAAAGATTTTGGTTCATCAGCGTCACTGATCTCATAGTCAAGAGAAGACAAGATTTCGTAAATGCTTGTGAGTAGGTGAACGGGAACTTCAATAGTTTGATTTGGCATGGCAAGAAAATGTTAGTTGTTTTGGGGGGATTGTCAAGATATTTTTTTTTGATTAAAAAGGGCAATCATCATCACCTTTTGCGTGTTGCGCGATAGCTCCAGCCCAGGTTTTTGCTTTCAACGATGCGAGATACGCTTGATGCTCCAACCATTCCTCATGAGTGCTATTATCTTCGGGGTGTTGTTGTTCTTCCCCGCGATAAAACGGGTTGCGCTCCCAAGTGTCCCAGCCTGTCAAAATCCATTGGCGGTCTTGTTGCTCCATGCCGAAAATTTGAACTTGTTCGGCAATGCCTTCTGCGATGATGTGTTGTCTTGCGTCCATGTGGTGTGCGAAAAGAGTAACAGAAAAAACCAATCAGCGCAAGTATTTTCTTTGATTATTTTCCGAAAAAAAGTTTGTCATACGTGCAAAAAAAACTTGACAAGTCGAGCCATTCGCTCAAGTCATAAACCGTTGAGCGTCAACGACTTACGACAAAACGACCCCGAAGGGGTCGCGTCGATGTAACTCGTTGAGCGTCAACAACTTACGACGATTTGTTAGAGTGTTGAGCCAGCCCCGAAGGGCTGGCTGTGTGTTTTCTGTTAGACGAACTCCAGAGTGCCTAACGGAACTTCATCCTCACGCCCATCCTCAAAGCGGATGAGGGCGCGATTTCCAACTGGAGTATTGACAACTTCGACTAGCTCAACTTCTGAGCCACAGTAAATGACGATTTCGATTTCTTCGATCATGGCGGGGAAAGAATAGAATGTTTTTGCGGGATAGTCAACAAGTTTTTTGTCTTTTTTTTGCATTTTTTTGAGGGGAGCGGCTAACCATAACCGCCCCCCTCTGCCATGCATCAATCCACCACGATTGAAAATTCTTTGTCGATCTTGCCGCATTTCAGGGCAAGGACTTTTTCGGGTTTGAAGCAGAAGTAAGAATTTCTGTTTCTGTCCACGGCGAACATGTAACCGCCTTGGCGAAGCGCGTCAGTAGCAGGTGAACCAGTCCCTTTGATTAGACCAGTGAAACGATCTTTTGCGTTAATGGTGCGGATTGTGCCATCTTTCTTGACGAAAGTTAGAGAAAAGAATTTTCCTTTTGTTGCGTCGATGAGGGCGGTGATTTCTTCTTTAGTAGGTGCGTTTTGCATAGTATTTGGTTTGTTAGTAGGCGGGGAAAGTTTAAGGGTTTTGGGAGGGTTTGTCAACTTATTTTTTGCTGTTTTTAGCAGAAGTTTGCAAACGTGCAAGAGTATAGCAAGTTGCGCCAAAAACAAGGAAACAAACACAATCAAACAGTTGGTTTTTTCCGCCATAGATGGTGAAAGCGCAAAGGCTGAAAGTAGGCGAGAGAGTAACGGCTGCGGATGATAAGATGAGGATTGCATTTTTCATTGTGGTGATGTTGTTTTTTTTGTTAGATTATTTGATCCAGTCAGTGATTGCTTTAACGCCATCGGTGATTGCAATGACGATTGTGATACCAACCATTGAAAGGCATACGCCGATAACGATTGCAAGGAGGGCGGCTAAGGCATCAAAGAGAGATTCAGTTGCGTATTTCATATATGTGGTGTTGTTAGTAGGCGGGGAAAGAATAGTCTTTTTTTTGGCATCCGTCAACATTTTTTTTGTTTTATTTTCGAAAAAAAGTTTGGTCATAATGTGTTTTTTTTCTTGACAAGCGTCTAACGAAAACGGCTTTTTCGCATAGTGCGTCTTCGTAAAGTGTTGAGCGTCAACGACTTACAGCAAAATGACCCCTTCGGGGTCGCCTCGACGTAAGTCGTTGAGTATCAACAACTTATGACGATGCTACACGGAGGCGATTGTCAACAAGTTTTTTACGCTTTTTCGTTTTTTCTTGCGCGAATCTTGCGGAACTTCCTGAGAGTATAGGCAGCTTCTTTGCGACTAACAGAAATGCAGTTCGCCTCGGTGTCAACAAAAAAAGTGATTTTCGGGGCAATCAATCTGTTTTTTGATGTCAAGATTTGACAATTAGAAGAATAGTAGTAAGTGGTATAGATGCGGCGTATGATGTGTGTCATGGCGGGGAAAGAATAGTTTATTTTGTGCGAATAGTCAACATTTTTTTGATTTATCCTACGACAACTTCGAAAACTGTTGTGATGTATTCGCGCACGGTGCAGAATGTTTTTGTGGTGATGTTTTCCCAAGGGATGAAATGCTCGACAACTGCGCCATGGTTGCAGTATTGAGCAAGACCATCTTTTGTTGCAATGCCCATGATTTCATCGCCTACGGTGTAGGTTTTGATTTGACCATAACCATAGTCAAGTGTAAACTCTACTTTCGCAAAGTATTTGTCCTCAAATCTTTGTGTTGTTTTGTTAGTGGTATCGAGGGGAATTGCTTTGTAGTGAGGCTTGAGGTTGGGCTGAGCAGTCATAAAGTTATTTTTTGGTAGGGAAAGAATACACTGGAAAGCGTATCAAGGCAAGAGCTTTTTTTATTTTTATTTTGCGATATGGCGTATTTTTTCTTGACAATCTTCTAACGAAAACCGCTTTTTTGCATAGCGCGTCTTCGTAAACCGTTGAGCGTCAACGACTTACGCCAAAACGACCCCGAAGGGGTCGCGTCGATGTAACTCGTTGAGTTTCAACGACTTATGACGATGACAAGGTGGGGGGAGTTGTCAAGCTTTTTTTTTATTTATTTTCTATCTGCTATCAGGAACAACAGCACCGCAACAATCAAGAGAAAAATCATTTTTCTGTTAGATGTTAGTGTTCGATCACGAAACCGCTTTCGTCTTTTTTCGCCTTGCCTTTTTCGACAAGCCCAACAATTTTTCCCGCGCCGTCAAGAAAACGTAAATCCGTTTCATCGCCATTTACTACTTCCGCGCCTAACCATTTTGCGGGAAGTGACTTTCTGAAAACCATTGCGACATTGCCGCCAGACTTCAAAATTGATTCAGCGATTGCGCCGTTAGTCTCAGACTTGGAAAAAGTTAGATGATAATTTTTCGGCATTTCACCAGCAAGAAAAGCGGTCATTCTTTCGGGTGACTTCGTGTAATCATAGAAAGTAACTTGCGGGAACAAGTCAAAAACACTTTTGCCGTTGAGTTTGATTTTCTCCCAAGGTAAATCACTGGTAAGATTGAGACGAAAAACAGCGGTTAGATTTTGTTTTTCGGCAGATTTAACGGCGGCAGTAATTTCTTTGATTAGTTGCGACAAGAAAACAGCTTTGTCCTTAAAGAACAAACGAGTTTTTTCGATTCGTGCGCGTTGCACGTTAGAGAATACGCCCATGCCAGCGGTATTTAAGCAGGAAGCGGCACAGCCAGCAGAAGCATCTTTACAGACGTTAAAGCCAGAGAGTGAAGCGGGGGCAAGGTGAATGCCAAAAGTTTTGAAGCCGATTTTTTCACCTTTGCGGATTTTTGCGTTTGCGGTAGTAAGTAATTTCATGACGAGGAAAAGTTAGCAGATTGAGAGATTTTGTCAAATGTTTTTTATTGTGCTTTCAAAGTTTCGCCAAGCATAACAAGCAAGCCCATTGAGCCGACAAAGCAAGCAATGCATCCAACGTGAACATGCGTCTCGCAAGATTGCGCACCCATGACAATGGAAAGCGCGGCGACGAAAAGAATAAAAACGGCAAGGGTAAAAACAACAAGGAATTTCATGACGGGGAAAAAGTAGCATTTCGAGAGCTAACGCGCAAGTATTTTTTTCTATTTTTTATTTATTTTTTTTTGTGTCATGGCGCATTTTTTTGTTGACAAAAGTCTAACAGAAAACGTTTTTTTATTTGTTAGACTCTAACAGCCTTCGTAAACCGTTGAGCGTCAACGAGTTACAGCAAAACGACCCCTACGGGGTCGCCTCGACGTAAGTCGTTGAGTATCAACAACTTATGACGATTCGAGGCGTAGGGAAGGAGCTGTTAGAAGTCTCCACAGCACCCGTCCATGCCGTATTCTGACTGGTCTTCCCAATAGGTATCGAGGTAGCTATCCTCGCCGCCCTCATACTCATCTTCCCAATCGCCATCGAGGTGAGAGTCATCGAGAGGCTCTTCACCGATCAAGATTTCGGCTGGAGGATCAGGCAGTTGGTCGGCAGCGTCTGCGAACGCTTCGCAAGCGGCAACATATTCTTCGTATTCGGCGGTAGTGGTAAGGAATGGATGGTTAAACATGACGGGGAAATTATACTCCAAAACACATAAAAACGCAACAACTTTTTTCTATTTTATGCAAAAAAAAGTTTTGTCATAAAGCGTTTTTTTTCTTGACAAGCATCTAACGAAAAAAGGTTTTTAACACGCTGTGCCTTCGTAAACCGTTGAGCGTCAACGACTTACGCCAAAACGACCCCGTAGGGGTCGCGTCGATGTAACTCGTTCATTATCAACGACTTATGACGATTGTATTTTTTTATTTTTTTCTTGACAAGGGAGCCAGCCTTGCGACTGACTCCCGATCTGTTAGATGTTAGACGACAAGGTCAATTCCCGCAAGATGCAAGTTGCGGTATTTACTTTCGCCGTTGCCGTCAACGTCAAACGCTTTGACGGTGACATAACGCTTGCCATTTTTAGCAATGGCGACATTTTCAACCGCTTCAATTTTCAGAACGCGAACGCCATCGGCTTTCACGCTAGACTTTTCCGCAAAGTAGCGAACGGTTTTATTGACGAGGGCGGAAACGAGTTTTTCAGTTGGTGTATTGTAGTCGAAGAACATAACGAGGAAAAGATAGTTTATTTTTGAGAGTTTGTCAATTATTTTTTTGATTTTTTTTCAGTAAAGCCTATCAAGTGTAGATGTCGTGTGAGCGTTCACAAGCTTCTTCTGGAGTGTCATAGGATTCATCATCCCAAACTTCAAGGTCTAGATCGCCATAAAAAGCTGGTGACCATTGCCCATTATCAAGTAAGGCAGCACCATAACACCCACAAGTAGTTTCTATTCCAAGGTAAGCATTGTTATTTGCATCCCAAGTGTAGGTGCGTTTATTGGCAGTGATTGATTTTTTCATAGCGGGGAAAGTGTGGAGTTTTCGGGGGGAGTTGTCAATTATTTTTTTTGATTATCTCATATTTTGCACAGTATGAGAAATGCGGATGAACCAAGCCACAGAAGCCAAAAAGCCAATGATGGCAGTTGCATGTTCTTCTGTAGTGACAGCTTGCGCACCCCAAGCGATAAAGAAAACACATAAGGCGAGCGAGGTGATTGAAAAGGCAAGAGTAAGAATGAAGTATTTCATGACGGGGAAAGAGTAACCGAAAAAGCTGAAAACGTCAATGTTTTTTTTGTTTTATTTTTCTTTTTTATTTTTGCGAAAGTGCATTTTTTTCTTGACAAAACTCTAACAGAAAATGTTTTTTCGTGCATAGTATAGCACAGCGTATGCGTAAACCGTTGAGCGTCAACGACTTACGCCAAAACGACCCCGAAGGGGTCGCGTCGATGTAAGTCGTTGAGTATCAACAACTTATGACGATTGTTATTGTGCGATGTTGTCAAGTTTTTTTTCGTTAGACTAACAGTTTTTTTCTGTTAGCCTAACAGTTTTTTTCGTTAGCTTATCGCAGTTGGATGAAGTGCAAAGACTGATAGCCAACCCAACCTTTTTCAAAGATTGCGAAGTTGTCTTTATCCCAATGCGAAAAAATTCCGTAGTTTGTTTTTGTTCCTTTTGTTAGAAGGCTAACAAGTTTTGCGTGAACGGCGGCGAAGTAAGCGGGAGTAAGTGAAGAAGTTTTCATGACGGGGAAAGTGTAACGGTTTTTTGCGATAAAGTCAACAAGTTTCTTTTGTTTTTTTTCAATTTATTTTCTAACAATTTTCACTGTGCCATTGTGTTTTGCGGCGATTTCATACGCTAGCTTTTCCAATTCTGCGGCGTTGCGTCCGATGAAATTTTCAGCGAGCATGTCGATCAATTTGTTTTCTGCGTTGTAGATGTAAAAGAAGCTTTTCATGACGGGGAAAGTATAAGGTTTTTTTGCGCGTTAGTCAACAATTTTCTTTTGTTTTTTTGGGGGGAGTATTGGAACTTATGCCAGTTCCTCGGCTTCGATGATGTCATCATCGTGCAGGTGCTTGGGGTGAAAAGGGCAAGCACCAAGAAAACCAACATAAGATTTTTCATTGGCAGTAAACTCGACTTCCCAGTCTGCCCAATTATCATCCACACGATCAGCGATGGAAACGAAAGACAAGTCGGAAACGGTGGATGCGGAGAATTGAAGTAACTTATTCATGACGGGGAAAGTGTAACGCGAAACGCGTAGAAACGCAAGAACTTTTTTGTATTTTGTGAAAAAAACTTTTGTGTCATGCGTGAAGAAAAAACTTGACAAGACCCCCCCTATTTCTCAAAAAGTGCGCGACAGTTCTGTTAGAAAAGAGCGGGGGGGATACTATTCTCAGTCTCCCAAACTCCCACCAACATGACTCTCCACCCAGAGCGCCAGACGATGTTATGTGCTGCTCCGCACCAGACCCCCCACCCCTTTTGTCAAAATCGCGAGTCGCTTTCTAAGAATAACCTAAAAAAACCCAAAAAAAATCCACGCCCCCCATTTTATAAAACCTTTTGTAATCAAATAAAAGGTGTAATACACTATGATGTCCGTTATACGCTACGAAAATATTCCAGTCTCTATGCCCCGAAACGATTCGGCAGGTAAGAAATACATTGCACCCGCAAACAGTGTATCTATCTCTCATTCCGCGAAAACAAATGCATATAGAACTCTTGCCGCGAATACTTTTCCAGATATGAGAGTTGGTGGCAGCACAGACACGAAAATAACTATCGCGTTTCCGCTGTGCAATAAGTTTGCCAATAATGTTTCTTCTGCTGATTCATACAATTTCGGATCAGGCGTTTTCGCTAACCTTACAGGAACAGGCAGCACTGACATAACAATCGGGGGTCGAACATTCAGTGGATGTTACCTTGACAGTTTGTCTGTGGACATAGTGCCATTTCAAGCTGCAACGATGTCTACATCTTTTACATGCACGAATCCACCTACAGGTTTAACAATGCTTTCGGGGCTAAGTACAGGTGAAACAAACATGACCAGCAAATTTGCGTATGGTCATTTCGCAGTACTTTCGGGGGCAGATAATTATTCTTCTGACGTTCACTCTAGTATTTCTTTTTCTCTTGATTTAAAAAGAACCTATTCCTATGCGATTTCTAAGCGCAACGCTTACAATGTCTTTTTGGATGAAGCATCAAAGCAACTACAAATCAAAGCAACCAACATAAAAACATTTATTAATGAGTCTGGGGCATTGTCTTCTTTTTCTGTTGATTTAAAAAATGAATCGGGTGAATACGTTTTGCCATCAGGAACGCTATCAACTTCTTCTCGCGGCAGATTAAATGCCCAAAATCTATCTTCTTCGCCACCAAATATTTTCATCGCAGATGTAACTATTGACGAACCATTGCTATAAATGGGTGTAAACTATACAAATGCCTAAAAAACGATTTAGTCAGTCGGACTCGGTTGAGATTCAATTGAATCAAACCAGCAAAATTAAAACAAAGAAAAAGAATTTCAGATTCACCCCAAAACAGGTTCAACTGCTTGGGATGATACTAGACCCCGAAAATAAAATCATTTTTATATCTGGAGCTGCGGGAACTTCTAAAACATATATGGCACTCTACGGAGCAGTCGAAATGATGTCAGAAGATTCTGAAAAACAACTGATTTATATTCGCAGCATCATTGAAAGTGCTGATAAAGGGCTTGGTAGCTTGCCTGGAGATATTGCAGAGAAGTTCGATCCGTTCTTGATGCCTCTCTACGATAAGTTGGAGGAGATTGTTTTGCCGCAAGATGTGGCGCATCTTAAATCAACAGGAAGAATAAGTGCCGCACCAATTAACTTTTTGCGTGGAGCAAGCTGGACGAACAAAATCATTGTCGCCGATGAAGCTCAGAACTTTTCCGCGAAAGAACTTATTACTTTGATTACAAGGATTGGAGAAGGTTCAAAGATTATCATCTGCGGCGATGCTATGCAGAGTGATATTGGCAAGCTCAAGACAGGCTTTATGCCTTTGCTCAATACCTTTAATGATGAAGAAAGCAAGCAAAAAGGAATTCAAACATTCGTGTTCACTAAAGAAGACATTGTTCGCAGTGAAATCTTGAAATTCATCGTGAAAAAGTTAGAAGAGAGCGACTTTCATGTGTAAATAATTATAACAGGGTTACACACAACGCTCGCAGCGAAATGCAGGAAATATACGTGTATTCCCTGCCTTTTCGTGCCTTTTTTTATATTGAAAAAGTGGTAAAAAAACTCATTATTAATTATGAGCGTTATTTACTGTTCTGAGTGCGGAAAAAAGCACGAATACAATTTTGCAAAGCCCAACTTTTGTTCTAGTTGTGGCAGTCCCTTCGGGGCAGCTAAGCTTAAAAAGCAAAAGCCTAAAGAAGAAGAAGAGGAAGAGGACTACGACGATGAAGAAGAGGATGAGGATGAAGAAGATTTCGACGATGATGGTGAATCATTCACCAATTCTACTCGCGTCCCCAATATTCGAAAAATCCAAGTAGAAGTAGAAACATCAGCAGTGTATAGCACTTTTGATTTGGGATCTCTTATTGGTTCTGAATCGAATCCAGTGCCAAAAGGTTCAACACCTCAAAGAAGAAACCGTCCTACTTCTCTCGAAGACTTTAAACAGAAAAGAAAGTAAGTGGAATCTCCTAAAAAAAAGACATACGAAGAGTGTTATGCTATTATAGACACTGTTGTTTCAAAATATCAAAGCAAGTGGAGGCTTAACGCTATAAACTGGTTTGACTTTGAAGATGTAGCACAAATTGTTAAAACTCACATTTTCAAAAAGTGGCATTTGTGGGATCAAGAGCGACCATTGGAACCTTGGGTTTCGAGAATCGCTTCCCATCAAATCAAAAACATAGTACGCAACAATTATACGAACTATGTTAAGCCTTGTATGTCTTGCCCCCACAATCTTGGAGATAATTTATGCTCTTTGACAAAATCAGGAGACCAAAACTCTTCCTGCAAGCTATATGCAAAGTGGGCTAAATCAAAGCGCCAAGGATATGGCGTAAAGATGCCACTAGCAATGGAAAACCATCAGCAAGAGATTGATTTGTTTACTGATTCGGGTGTTGATTTTGATGCATCCATCCAAAAACTAAATGAAGTTCTAAAAAAAGAATTATCAGAGGAACATTATCAAGTGTATATGATGTTGTTCTTTCAAGATGCGTCAGAAGACGATGTAGCAAAGTATATGGGATATAAAACTTCTGAAAAAAACCGTGCCGCTGGCTACAAACAGATTAAAAATCTCAAAAAAATGCTGAAAGAAAAAGTGCAACAAATCATTGCCAAAAACGACATCATATTATGAGTTTAAACGACGAACAAAAACAAAAAGTCCAAGAGGCTTTTGGGAAGAATCCCGATTTGAATGAAATTGTCAAACATGTATTTGATAATCCACAACTCGACGGTCGTTCGAAAGAAGGACGCGAAGTAAGAAAGTATATGGTAGCAGCAGGTATGAAATTTAATACTGCTCGCCGCGAAAAAAAAGAAGATATTGTCTTTTCGCCACAACAACGGCAATTTATTATTGATCAGGCGAACACTGGTCTATCTTCGTTGGCTATTGCTGAACTACTTTTCCCGAAACAGGAAATTAAGCCGCTGTCTATGGAGCAGCGAGCTGTTTTCGCGTTGATGAGAGAGATCAATCCCGACTACAATCCTTCTCAAGACACAGACGCTGTGCTGTCAAGCTACGTGGCTCCGAAGGCGGCAGGTAGAGTCGTGAAAAAAA